ATTTACTATTGTAGTATTTAACGGAATAACATAACTGAATTAGTATACAATGATATTTATAAAAAAGGATAAGTAATGAAATCAGAATTATTCGTAAAACTATTACGTAAAGTTATAAGAGAAGAAGTACAATCAGTTGTACGTAAAGAATTAAGATCTGTATTAACTGAACAGAAAACAAATCATTCAAAGGCAATGACTCATGGATTAGATCTATCTAATATGGTATCTAATACACCGACTAAACCAGCCAGGAAGTATGTTAAAGATACTATGTTAAATGATATACTAAATGAAACTTCTGGCTTTAATGGTGGGGGTAATACACAACAAGAATATCCATCCATGGCGTCATTTAAGAGTGAAATGGCAGAGTCATTTGGACAGCCTAATACAGCACCATTAACAGACATACAAGGAAAACCTGTTGATACAAATAATAAAAATGTTGCTACTGTTGTTAATGCAATGACAAAAGATTATTCATCGTTGATGAAAGCAATTGACAAGAAAAAGGGAATCAAATAATTGTCTAGAAAAGTATACCAATATCAACCATATAATGATACACCAGATCAGCCGTTGGGCATATTGTTGCCACTAAATAAAGCAGCCGGAGGAGCTAGATCTATTGATTCTGCATATAACGCAGATCCATCTGTCGGCAAAGGCGTGTTTGTATCTTCATATACAAACGAAGAACAGTCATTAAGTAATTTAAAGAATTTGATACTTACTAGAAAAGGTGAAAGATATTTTTTACCAGATTTTGGAACTAATATACAAGCAGCATTATTTGAAAATAGTACACTTGATTTAGAATTACAACTACAAGAGACGGTAACAGCTGATATTGAAAAATGGTTACCGTATATTAAAATTAACGAATTAAAAATTGTAAGAAATATTGATAATCAGCAAATTGCTATTAGATTATCATTTAGTGTTACTGAAAATGGAGCAAATCAAGAAATAGTAATTTTTGCATCTCCGGATTCCGTGATAGTACAAGACGGAGGAACGGCAGAAGTAGAATTGCAACTAGCTCCAATTGGTGGAGGATATTAATAATGGAACTTATAAAAAAAGACGTAAAATATTTAAATAAAGATTTCGGACAATTTAGACAGAATTTAATAAATTTTGCAAAAAATTATTTTCCGGATACATACGCAGATTTTAATGAAACATCTCCAGGGATGATGTTTATAGAAATGGCATCATATGTAGGAGATGTTCTTTCATTTTATTCAGATCAATCATTTAAAGAAAATTTATTAAGTAGTGCACAAGAAAATAGCAGTGTATTACAATTAGCTCAATTATTTGGATTTAAGTCAAAATTAAATTCTCCGGCTAATTGTATGGTAGATATATTTCAATTAATACCGGCTATAGGATCCGGTGCCAACGCCAAACCGGATTATAGATATGCATTAAATGTCAATGAAGGTGCAAGATTAGTAGGCGGCAATAATACTTTATTTAGAACATTAGAAAATGTAGATTTTAATGTAGATTCATCGAATGATCCTTTAGATGTATCTGTATATGAATTAGATGCAGATGGCAATGTTCAGTATTATTTATTTAAAAAACAAGTGCCAGTTAAGTCTGGAGAAATTGTTACATCTACATATTCATTCGGTGACCCAAAAGCATATGATAAAATTACATTACCAGATACTAACATAATAGACATTGTATCAATGATAGATAACAGAGGAAATGAATGGCATGAAGTAGATTATTTAGCACAAGATACTATTTTTAATGACATATTAAATATTAAATTTAATGACGAAGTTTTAGCTGAATATAAATCAACAGTACCATACATATTAAAATTAAAAAGGACTCCTAGGAGATTTATTACGAGATTGAGAGATGATAATAAAACAGAATTAGTTTTTGGCTCAGGAATAAGCTCGGACGCAGATGAAGAATTAATACCAAATCCGAAAAATGTAGGAATGGGATTAGAATATTTAAATCGAACAACTACTACTAGTGTAGATCCTACCAACTTTTTAAAAACACGTACATATGGATTAGCCCCAGATAATATTGTATTAACTATTACATATACAGTCGGCGGCGGAATAAAAGATAATGTTGTTGTTAATTCAATTAATACAATTGATACTATATCATATAATGATAGTATTAATTATACCGGCGTCGATTTAGATTATGTTAAAAGTACTGTTGCCGTAAATAATCCAGTCCCAGCTGTTGGTGGGCTAGAAAAGCAGGATATAGAAAGTTTGAGACAAAGTGCAATGGCGTCATTTGCAGCACAGAATAGAGCAATAACTAGAGAAGATTATATAGTACGTTGTTATTCAATGCCAAAGAAATTTGGATCTGTTGCCAAAGCATATGTAATTGGTGATTCACAACAAGATTCATCTGATGTATCATATCCTCGCGAAACAATTTCTAATCCAATGGCATTAAATTTATATACATTAGCATATGATAATGAAAAAAGATTTGTACCATTAAATGTAGCATTAAGACAAAATTTAAGAACTTATTTATCAAATTTCAGAATGCTAACAGATGCATTAAATATAAAATCTGCGCACGTAATTAATATAGGAATTAATTTTGAAATTATACCTTTACCTAGATATAACAGTAATGAAGTTTTATTAAGATGTATTGATTTGTTAAAGCGTTTATTTGAAAATGATTCTATGCAAATTAATATGCCATTAAATATATCTAACTTAGTAACAGAGGTAGATAAAACAGAGGGAGTTCAAAGCGTACCGAAATTTGAAATTGTTAATTTTTATGATTTGACAAAAGGATATGTAGGTAATTTATATGATATTGAAACAGCTACAAAGAATAATATTGTATATCCTAGTTTAGACCCTAGTATATTTGAAATAAGATTTCCTAATTCGGATATCAAAGGAAAAGTAATAAGTAATTAAGGAAACAAATGTATCAATTATATTTCGCAGAAAGAGATACGACATTATATGAAAAATTTCCAGATCAAAATACTGGAATAGATCAGATATTAGAATTAACTAAAGTTAGTTCTGGGTCTAAGTTAAATGGTATTATACAAGCAAATACTACTAATACAAGAATATTATTAGATTTTGGAACACAAATATCTTCTATAACAGCAGATGTTAGTAACGGAAAAATACCTCCGATAGGTACTGGAATTAATTCATCTTCAGTCTTTCTAACTCTCAAAGCATCAGATGCATCCGATCTTCCTTTATCATATACTATTAAAGCATTTCCAATATCTGAATCATGGAGTAATGGAAATGGAACACATGCAGATATTCCAATAACTACTAATGGTGCATCTTGGCATTACAAGGATGCAAAAAATCCTGGTACTGTTTGGACAACTGGATCTGCTGCTAGTTATAACAATCCAGGAGTGTTTGATAATCAAGGAGGCGGAACGTGGATGACAGGTTCAGGATATGAAGCTAGTCAGTCCTTTCAAAATCAATCACCAGACATTCGAATGAATGTTACTGATATAGTACAACGTTGGGTTGATAGTGATATTGCTAATAATGGATTTATGATTAAACGAAAATATGATCAAGAAATAAATGGATCTATATTAGGAACAATTAAGTTTTTTGGAAGAGAATCACATACCATATTTTTACCTAGATTAGAAGTTGCATATAACGATGTCAATTTATCCGGTACGGGGTCATTTAATGAAATTGCAACTGACATGTATGTGCCTTATATAAAAAATATTAGACCAGAATACAGATCCGGCGACATAACAAAATTTAGAATAGGCGTCCGTCCAGAATTTCCAGTGAGTAGTTATGCAACTAGTTCTTTTTATTTAACAAATGATAGATTACCGGTAACTAGTTATTACAGTGTTTCAGATACAGTTACTAATGAGGTCATAATACCATTTGATGAGACTATAAAAAGTGCTACTCAGATATCTTGTGATTCGAATGGCAGCTTTTTCAAATTAAATTTAAATACTTTTTTACCAGAACGATATTATAAGATATCTTTAAAGGTAATTCGAGATAATGGCGATGATACACAAATACATGATGATAGATTTTATTTTAAGGTTGTTAAATAATGGCAAATAAATTTATAGATAGAGAAGATAGTAATCAGACAGAACCGGAAGATTTACATTCATTATTAATTAATGTAATGCGCGAAGAATTTCCAGATGACCCGTTATATGCTAACGGCAAAACACGAGTATCTCAAACCAATACTGAGAAAATAGAACCACCTTTAATATCAGTCGATGATATTAATTTAACAAATCGTAATGACAATCAAATTTTAGATTTGAATGCCGAACAAATAACACATGCTAAGTATGCAGTTAATAAAATGTTGCCTACTATTGATGATGATGACTTAGACGATATATTAGAAGATGAATGGGAATATTTTTTAGACGAAGATGTTATATCAGCTCCTAGGACCGATGGATTATTTTTAATCAATAAAGAAGTTAATCTCAATCCGCCTGATTTTCATAACGAATATATAAAACGTGGCCCGGCTGTAATTGATGCGAGAATGGCTAATGGCATTGAACCAGATAAGGTAGTAAAATCTACTTTTTGTGTATTTTATATAGAAAACAGTGCTGCATTACCAATACCTAATTATAAAACATTAGAAGTCATGTTAGTAGAACGTAGTAAAACTTATAGTGATATAAAAGAAGCTACAGTAGAGCAAACTAAAGAATTTGATTTAGAGTTAGACGGTAAATTTACAGCCGATAATGACGGAACTATTGACCCAGTAGAAGAGTTTAGATTTCGTCAAGTCCTGGATCGGTCTGTTAGTTGGAATCCTAGGATTAGATTTGCTAGTGGTTATAGACCCGGTCAAGATGAAAATGCTACACAATTTCTTAGAGACCCTGGTGATTATTTGATAGTCCCGGCGCAGAGAATTAATGGATTTTATGATCCTAAAGTATATCAAAAACAAACATATAGAGAAAAACTTCGAGCTAAATATGAAGGTAAATTAATAGCATTACAGTGGAGTATACCATATAATAACACAATAGTAACTAACGGCACACCGCCGGTCTTGAGTGATGATCTGGTATTTTTAATACGTATGATGATTAATGGCTATTGGAAACAAGTTATTTCTTCCAATGTATTACGTGAATATGCAATCATTAATAATATTGACTTATCTGGAATAGATTTTGTATCACGAGCAGAATTTGAAACGATATTAAATACTAGTGGTACATTAGAAGCCGGATTTTTGCGTGGAGGATTATATGGTGCCAATGGCTTAATTAATAAATTGGTTGAAAATGGTGGAGTATCAGTATTTCAAGATGATAATATTTTAGATGGTGATATAAAAGAACAAACAGATAAAATTAGAGCATTTTATGAAGCAGTATTTAATTATGCCACCGGAAGAGTTCCGATACCGGGAGATCCTTTATTTCCGAGTTTCAATAAAATCGTAACTGATTATCAAAATGCTGTCGCCGGAGAAGCTAAATCTCCCGGATGGAGTGATTTTTCTCATATTGCTGAAGTAGATAGATTAGAGCCACAGGAGTATGAAGATTATTTAAACAACTATAATAATGGTGGTGCTCCATTTGATATTGATTATTTAAAACCATATGAGCCTGCAGGATCAATTGCATATTACCCTAAAGACCAACTATTAACATTACGACAACAAGCTGCAGCCCAAGCGGCGATCGATTCTATCAAAAAAGATATAATGGAATTATTACCGGCATTATCAGCTCGAGCATCAGAATTAGATCAACGATTTAGTGCTGCGCCAGCAAATTATAAAAATTATATTAATACGTCCTTAGGCCCGGCCGGCGATATATATAAAATAATGTTTTCACGTGATAAGTTTCAATTTAAGAAAAAGAAGTGGAGAAAAAGATATAAACAGAAAAAAACCGATTCAAGTTTTATGCGATTATGCGAAAGAGCAGATAGATTATTTTTATTTATGAGTCAAAATGCTGAAGATGCTTTGTTTTATGATCCGCCATTTAGAGACTTTACCAGATTAGTTAAAAAAGATGATTCAATATTAGGTGAATTGTCTCAATATTTAAATACTGGAGATAAACATTTATTAACAGCAAATGATTTAGATGGGGTTCCAGGTGGAGCAAGTTTTGCAGCTTCAGCTGCTATCGGAGCCGGCGCTGGAGCAGCCGCGGGAGTTGGTATTGCAACAGGTTTAGCCGTTGGAGCAGGTATAGGCGGAGGTTTGGCTG